TGTTTTAGTTAAAGTTAACGTAACTTGATCAATTCTATCTTGGCCAGTTGTGGGCGCAAAGCTTTGTCCTGCTCTTATAGCTCCATATACATCAATATCAGTTGTTGAAGATGTTTGACTAATTCCAGTCCATAATTTCCCGCTAGTTACGGTAGTTGGCGCAATCGTAGACACGTTATTCATCAAGTCGATCAACTTGGATTCTGCAGCGCTTCCGCTCTCCCTTGCAAAACCCATGATGTTAAAGGTTTCAGTCAAAACGTCCGATTCAGCTGCGTAAACCAGTCCATCACCTTTCATGACGACTGGTTGGCCTGCCGTCAAGTTTTCACCTAAAGTAAAGCTTCTAGCGGGAATAAATTGAATTCCTGAAGCTCCAGTAATGATTTGACCATCGGTCATTGTATTGACCTGCAATTGTCCACCTGATATTTCAAGGCCCGAATTAGTGGCTAAATCAATATCTAAGTCTATACTTTCGTTACCTGCGGGATTGACGGTCGTCTTTGTCAAGCCATCACCTGCGGTTATTTTATCGTCAAGGTATCCAGATGTGGTATCACTTACACTAATTTTAGCTTTATCATTTACTCCTGATAGATTCGCCAAAGTCGCCAATGCAACCTCTGATTGTGCTGAGGATTTAAGCATGATATCAGTTCCATTATCGTAAATCCAAGATGATGAATCGTTAAGGAAAAGCTTATTAGTCCCTGAAATTGTTTGTGAAGCTGAAAAAGTGTTTGTTCTGTCAGTATCGGCTTTCAGGTTGTATAAAGCATGAAAATTTGTCAATTCAACAACACAAGCGCCGCCTGAATGCTGATAACCTGTTCCAGTTCCCGAAAAATCGTTAGCTGTTCGAGATAGATTTCTTACGACGTCTGACAGGGTCGTCACTCCGCTAGATACGCTTGCTCCACCAAAAGAAATGAATTCTTCTCTTGGAGTGTCTGGATCAAGTCTAAGAACGCCCGCAGTAATAGTTAAGGCATAATTTAAAACAATGCCAGTTGTAGCGGTCGGGGCAATAGTACATCTTAAAGTACATCTTACAGCGGATTCTACATCATAGGAAGTGGCTAATGTTGCCATGTTAAGATCTGTTTTTGCGGTCGAATTTCTGAGAAATTAAGCCGTTCAATTCTTGGCCTTTAATTTCGTACACTTGCCCCACGCTCTGTGACGTGTATTCAATTGATATTTTGCCAACATTTCGGCGTTTCTTCAATAGAATTTCTATCTCAAATGGATACCCTTGCGTAGCTACACTTGCCCCCGCTGCAATTCCACTACCAATTAAGGCCCTTCCAATTGGTTGCCCACCACTAGCAGTTATCAAGTCATCAGTGATGACAACGCTCTGCAGGAGGTCGTTATCGATATAAATATTAACAGTGACCTCCACGGCCTCCCCTAGTAATCCGTGAATAAATAACGTCTTGAAGTACTTAGATAATCTTGTCACACCAAGGTTAAAATCAGCCGTTTGAGCTTCAACTAAAATTTCAGCACCGTTGTCATCGTAACCAATTTCATCTTGAAATATCATGGGCTCAGTTTCAGAGCCCCAAAATGTTTCGCCTTTAAATACGCAAGCACAACATGCGAACTTTGACAAATCACGACTCCATGGCTGTTCTGCAATATTAGTATCTAAAACAAAACATGGCTTTGAGCCTCCATCATTCGCGTTAGTCCAAAGCTTCATTAGCTTATGATTTTTATTGAAAAGCATTGCTGATGATGATTGATCTAGATCAAGTTCTTCAAGTTTCTTGAAAATTTTATCATCAAATTGAGCATTAACTGAAGGGATGGCGTTTTGCAAACCTTCCTGCTCTCCAACCTCTTTGATAGTTTTGCCATCAAAAACAAAAATCTGACTTCCTACCTGCGTAAATGATCTTTTAGATGCAGCACCATAAGTTTCAGATATTGAATTAATTTGAGGATTACCATCAGCATCAAAACCAGAACAATAGTAGATGCTAGTTTTCTTAAAAATCAACAAATAGGTTTTTGTCTTCAAAAGTCCAACTATTCCGCCTTTGTCTCCAACTGGAATATATCCAGCGCCACCGCCCGAAAAGTCATAATAATACTCAGGATTCACTCCAGTTGCACCACGTGAATAAAACAAAGTATTGTCTTGATACGTACTTCCAGAGATTCCGCTATTTCCAGCCATCCAAAACGTGTTTTGAAATTCAGCGCCAAACGCTCCCCTAGGAATATTTAAAGAAGTGACCTCAAAGACTGCGCTTCCTGCAACATGGCTAAATCCGACCGTTGCGGCTGTGATAGTGACTATATCGTTTGTTCTGGCTGTATAAGTAATGGGATCTACGCCTAAAGAACTCAAAACTGTAATAGTTCCTGAGGTTCCAAATCTCCATCCTTGGCCAGCTGCTACCGTAACCGAAGCTGAGACGCCCGCTGTTAAGGCCGTAGCAATGGTTGTTCTAGCAATTCTTACAGGCAGGTCAACACCATTAAGAGCAAAGATGTCACCATTATATTCATGAAATTCAACATCGGCACTTGTATCAAGTCCAGTATGAATTACGTAAGCATCGCTAGCGTCGGTAAGAGTAGCAAAGATTTTGCCATTTACTGCAATATACATCTCGTTAGTCCCTGCAAATAATCCCTGTATTTTTCCAGTTCCAACAGAGGTGAAATTTGCCCAATTGGTTTGCGCAAATCCAGGGCGTGGCAAAAATCCACCCCCAAGCTTAAATCTTACGTTTATAGCCTTCTGAAGTTCATTATTGCGCAACAACACAGGTTCAACACTAAAGACCTCACCTCCATTAAAGTTTTCTGAAATAACTGATGGGAATTCTTGCATATTATCTTCTTATTCGATAACCATTGTTTAACAATTTACCTTCTGGATTATCCCAAGCTGTACGCACAGGAACCCTAATGCCACTGTGCTGCTTTGAGTCAAATACAGCAGCTCTCTTTAGAATTTTTTCGGCCTTTAATTCATGCTGTTCAGCAAGGTTCATTTCTTCTAAATGGCGATAGATTCTAGCACTTACAGCGTGATTAACATAATCATCAAAGTCCTCTGGAATGTCTAAATATGAAGTTGATGGAGTTGCAGCCTGTAAATCTTGTGGAGCTTTATAGTAGGTCATGTAAGCCGTTCTAACCTGGGTAGAATATGCGAAAGCTAAATAATGAGTAATTACACCTGAGGTCTTTTCTTTGAATTCCCAAAATCTAGTCGGTGAGGGGGTCGTTTGAAGCCTTACATCCTCTGGCATATAGAACCTTCCATTTATTTTAACATTGCCGATTTTAGAAAAGTTAGTAGGCATTGCAAGGCAAATGATTGCCCTTTCACCCACTAAGTGAGTCCTATTAATTGTTGAAGCTGTGACCGTCAAGGTGTCATCAAGGTCATTTGCAGTGAATGTAATCAAGTCATAATCAACTAAGACTCTACCAGTTGCAGGCCATGTAGAAGTATCATCTAAAACTATGGATACTGCAGCTGTTGTAAATTGTGTAGCTACTGTAGAATCAGCTGGAAGTGTAACCGTATACATTTCGCGCTGGAATGTCCAAGCGCGATAATTAATGAAGTCGGCATTAGCTTCATGGATATATTTAAGAATTGCACTTGATGAAGTTCCCTCATTGTCATTATCTTCTGCAAGTCCGAATTCCTGCATTAAGCTTGTTCGAAATGTCTCCACAGTTGTAGCCATTATCTTTTAATTATCAAGTTTTAACCTTTATCTGCATACTTTTTAGCCAGCTTAGCCTTTGACGCTACCAAATCACTCAATCTACTTTTAGCGTACCCCCTAGCATCTTTAGACATGGGGTTTTTAGCTACAGCTTTTATCGCAAAAGCTGCGTTCCTAACTCTACTCATAGAATTCTTATCTCCAGTCATTTTATTAAGAGCTTGCCCCATTTTTCCACTTAAAACAGAGCCTAGTGTTTTTCTTGTTTTAGCGGGGCCGCCACCTTTAGTCATTAATGCTACAGCCATCATACTACCCTTATTGACCTTTTTCATATCATTGTTATTAGTGATAAATGTTTTTTTATACTTGATAGATTTTCCTTTAGGATAAGCTGGCTTCTTCTTTACCACAACACCACGCATTTCACCTTTTTTGCGTACTATGGGCATGTTTCAGGGGTTATCATTAGCTGCTCTACGAAATCATTAATCTCTGCTATCTGCGTGTATTGTGCTGTATTCTGCACCATCAGGACAATCAAGATTGTGATGATTATCATTAACAGCATATCCCTAAATCTAGTTACTTTCATAATTTTGTAATTAATTTGTCATTGTTCTCAGTTTTAACCTTTTCTAGACGATCAATCAAGGCGCTCGGTATTGGCGCACCTAACTTTGACAAATTCTTTAGTGTAGAAATAGCATCTGTAAGGGCAACTATAATAATAACAGCCTCTTCAAACCAAAACATGTACTCGTTAAGGTTAGTGACTTGATGCGCTGTAACAAGTAGCAGAGTCCACACCATTACCTTTCTAGCGAATCCTAATAACATAACCTTTCCACTCCATTTTTTTTCTTTTAAGGCTACTAAAGTACCTGCACAAGTGTCCATCAATAGCAAAATGAAGACTGCAACCACTACCGCACTTGCCTTATCGCCACCGAATAACTGCAGCATTACACCCCCACACAATCCAATTATAGACTTTTGTGCAAAGTATTGGCCTAGTTGAGTAAAACAAGATTGAAACATTAGTGTATTGAATAAAAATAATTAGGCTACTGGTATGCGATCAGAGGCCGCGATTCTGCCCACGGCTGCAGTTCTCGCCTTGAATGGTGCATCATTAGTCAAGAACGTAGCAGAACAGGCTAATGGTGAACTGGTTCCACTTCCAGTATCTGAGATTGTCGAAGCTGAGGCGTTCGGTAGATATTGGTGTATCGGAGTTGCAGATATAGCCTTATTGATCCATAAGTCAGCGATATCCTGAGCAGATAGAGCTGAATTGTAGATTTCGGCTAGGTAGACGGCAGAGGCTGCACGGATGCCGACAACTGCGCCA